TTAATGGAGACAGAACACGTTCCACGCGTCCGCGACGCACAACTTACCTTTAAGGAGGGTTACACTAGCACCGGTTTCAAATCTGGCAATCTGCGCTTTCTAGGCAGAACTAAGGGCTTTCCCTTGTACATGACCAATGTACCCCACGACCCATATGTTATGGATGAAGTCATCGACATCTTTGGAGGATTACCAGCGAAGTATCGAGGTTGGACACGCTCAGGTGCATCTCAAGAGAAGCTACATGAGGGAATTTTCCGTTATGACCACGTCTATCCAGACATGCCCAATGGTGATATCTACCTTGAGCAGGCCATTTCCCATGCCTTCGCGAGATTTCGTTTTGGTACCAAAGTTAAGCCGTTAGATTTCTGGGATGTCCCAGTTGAGGCTAACACCTCTGCCGGTTGGACATGGCTTGGGAAACGCAAGAAGGATGTGTACAGAAGTGCTGTGCACGCTGCAAAGCGTATGTGGAAGTTGAATTCTCAGGGTAAACTGAGTAAGAGATCCGTAGCCCCGTGTTGTGGGTATAAGCGTACTCAACTTGCCAAACTTGGGGAGGAAAAGGTCCGTCTTGTATGGGGTTTCCCTATGGAACAGACTATTCGTGAGGGTAGATTTGTTGTACCATTGGTAGATCTCTTCGAAAGATCTGATTCACCTGTGTTCCATGGAAGAGTGATGCTTAAGGAACTTCCTGCCTTTATTGACTCCTTGTTCGTGAATGATGGGACAGCGTTTGTTACTGATTGGTCAGGATTTGATGCTACGGTGCCACCCTGGTTAATTAGGACGGCTTTCAAGATCTGTTTACAGAACTTGGATTTAGATACTGTAGATTACGACGAGTATTGGAACTTGTGTGACTACTTTATCAAGACGCCAATTGTAATGAACAATGGAGACGTATTCGTGAAGAGTGGCGGTATTCCTAGTGGAAGCTACTTTACACAAGTGATCGGTTCGATCTGTAACTACATCTTGTTGTGTTACCTTATGTTAAAGACCCTTGGTAGGTTCTGTAAACTTAAGGTTTTAGGCGACGACTCCGTTGGTCGGTTGCGTAAGTATGAGTCCGTCGATTTCGAAGTGTGGCGAGAGCTTGCTCTTAAGACATTCAATATGACGTTGAGTGCGAAGAAGTCCATTATTGCAACTAAGCCCTCAGAATGTGATTTCTTAGGTCATCGAAGCCTCTACGGTAAGGTTAGCCGACCCGAAGATCGCCTCGTGTTACTCGCGTTATATCCGGAATATCCCACTATAAGTCCCGAGATAGCGACAGCCAGGGTCATGGGTTTACTCATGGATTCAGGGTTTTCCTCCTCTGTATTACTCGCGGTATTCAGACGGCTCGAGTCTAAGTTTGGGATCGCTCGTGAACTTAATGAGAAATTCCTGCAATACGTTGTTCAGGGAGATGTATCGGGTTCACCCTCCGACGGCGAAATCTGGATTAACTCCGGAAGCTAACTGCTTAACAGTTACCTGACGCAGGTTTAATGCGTAGAAGCGAC